TCAATAATTCTCCATTGATTAGAATTATCTGGTGTTCTTCCTGTCTGGTCACACCCAGCGTATACGATATCTATGTCCTCTGGCTTATCTTTTTCAAAATCTATTTTTTCATCATAATAAGGCCCTGCTTGAGTTTCAAAAGTCCATCTTAACATATTTTGACATTGTTCTTGACTTGTCTCTTGTATGAAAGGCACACTTTCAAAACTTGTGCAGTTGCCATTAAAACATATGAGTAATATTGCCACATGAAATATTTCAGGCATGTATTCTCCTATTCAGCTATACCACTCGCAGACCGACTTGCCTGTGGATAAACTGGCGCTTCTGGAACTGTAAAATTTTCAGTCCAACCAAATGCTTCTATTACTACTGGTTCTGAAAGGCCTTTATATACTTGGTGCAATCTTTTGTCTTTAGCTGCAACAAGTAGGTCTGCTTCACTTTCGTGTAAACCTTCCAACATCTGTATAAACATTTGTTCTTTCTTAAACTGTACAGTTGCGTTATCAGCACCCTTAATGAAGTGCCATAGTTTTCTAGCTTCATATGCTAGAGTGGAATGTTCTGTTCCTTCTGGAGCATCATTCCTTTTAAATGGAACATTACCTTCTGGTAATACCCATTCAATCTTTGGGTCAAAAGATGCTTTGATTATCATACGAAGAGCCTCTGTATTGTGTTCTCTTAGTATGTTTATCTTTTGTCCTTTTGTCTTTGCTTTGTGTACTTTATCAAGTATCTCTGAAAATAATAATGTGTCACCTGCCATTTTAAAAATCTCCTATCGATTCAGTTAATTCTTTTAGTTTATTATCTATAAAATAATTAAGTAGTTTACTTCTATCTCCATGAGGAGCTCCATCTATCTCAGATAAAATCTGTTCTTCTAGTTCTTGTGGTATTTTATCTAGGTTGATTAACTTCTCATTTCTCTGATAGTTTCTCTTGGTTTCCTCTGGCATACTATCCATAGATTCTAACCAAGTTTCTATCTTTTTCTTTCCTAAAGGTCTTTGACGTAATCCTTCTGTAAATGTAATATCTGGTGATAATACATTAGGCACGCCATCACTAGAATCACCTTTTAGTATGTGTGTTCTTATATAGGTGTCTGGATTATGTCCATTTACATGTTTCTTTAGGATAGGACTGTATTGTCTTACATTCTTATATTTGTGTAACTGTATGAAATCTTTATCACCAGATACAATCATAGTTGGTTCACTCTCTTTTTTACATAGTGTACCAATAATATCATCAGCCTCTGCACCATATACCTCTAGGTATTTGTATGGTAGATACTCTTTGAACTCTGCCTTAATCTTATTCAGAACACCAAAGATATTATCCCAATCTTTTGAGTCATTCTCTCTAGCCTTCTTACGATTTTGTTTATACTGTGGAAAGAAATCTCTTCTCCAATAATGTTTAGAGTCATAAGTTAGGATTACTTCTCCATACTTATCCTTAAACATATTCCTATACAAACGAATTGAATTAAGAATCATATGTCTTACCATATCCTCATCAACTGTTTTTTGTTTAGTCATATTCAAATGCATCATTAAACTTGCTAATGAGATTTGATTCATATCAATTATTATCACTTGTTTTCCTTACTTGGTGCTTTCCAATAGGCGTTAAAACTCATTGACCTTCTTTCACCGTCACAGTAAAATGGGTATACAGTATGTTTTAAGTAAGAAGGAAATAATAGTATCATTCCTACTTCTGGTTTACACATAAGAGTATCACTTCTCATGTCTTGAGCTTCTCCATATGAAAACTCAATTAATCCACTTGCTGGATAATGGTCTTTCGTTTCCTCTACAAAATGGTTCTCCATACCATCTGGTATTTTTAAATATATTACACCAGAGAAATGACCACTATGTTTATGCCATGGGTTGTATTCATTTTTATATTGACTCACAATCCAACTCTGGGCAACATGAATATCTTCTTCTTTTGGTGTTACACCACCAGAAGCTTTGTTCCATTCATATGACCTATTCCATTGTTGCATCTGTTTTAGATATTCTTGACAATACTTTCTTATTAATGATAAAGCATATGTAGAATCTTCTTGGTTATACATTGGTATTGCAACTTCTTTAGATACCTTACCAACAAGACTATCTGAAAAATCCCACTTCTTAGATAAACCATCATCTGCTAAAACAGCATCACCTGCTTTGTTTATAATATCAAGAAACCTTTGTGGTACTTTTGATTCTAATATTGTTGGACTAAAAGTTTGTTTCCAAGATAATTCTAGTTGTTCTTCACCAGTATTTGCTGAACTACCTTGAACATGACTTGCTTTATTTCCTTTACCGTCCATATCAGAATTCATTGCAGCTCTGTTGAATTTTTTTCTTCCTTTAAATGGTGATTTATTTTTTGCCATCATCTTCCCCCAACATTTCAAATAATTCTTTTTTTGTAAACTGAATGAATGAACCTTTTGTCTTTTCCATAAGTCTTTCTACTATAGGTTCGAGTGGGTGCGTTAGCCCTATATCTCTAAAAATTATACTTTTACAACACTCACTTATAAATCCAATATCACGAATAAACTTATGGTCTTTTAAACTAAAACCATTCTCACCCATTGTGTGTATCAGTTGTACCATAAGATGCTCAGTTAATTCCTCTGCAAATATTAAATCTTCTTGCAGTTGAGTTTGCATTGGGTCTTTTGGAACTTTAACCTTTTTCTTAGATTGTTGTTTCCATGGCCCTTTTATTACTGTTCCTTTGGTGCTATCGTTTTCCATTTTATCCTCATCTGTTCATCTTTACCATAATAATCACTAGGCCAATCTCCATGTTGGATATAGTGTTTCATCTGTCTTATGTATCCATCAATACTTGCAAGTTTAGCAATAGAACCTTTGACGTTTCTTCTAACCTCTCCACGAAGTGGTGATGCTTTTTCTCTATTGTGTTTTATCCACTCTTTTACTTTTTTGTAAGAAAGAACATGGTCGTCAGGCAATGCGATAACAGATGGGGATACATTTTTATATTGTATTGGGCCTTTTGCTTCTCTCGCTTTTGCAAGTCTTTCTGCAGCTGCCTTCTTCTGTTCTTCGGTCATAGGTTTACGTTTCTTAGGACGTTTTGTTGAACCCTCTTTCCATTCAGACATTAGTAACCTCTAGTTTCTATTTGTTTTTCTCTATCTTTTAACCACCGTCTTCTACCAGCAGCTCTTTTAAGTCTTTTCTTTTCACTTCTAGTTTGAAATGATGTTAGCTCTCGCATCTCATTAAAGATACCTTCAGTCTGCATACGTTTCTTTAATATTCGTAATGCTTTTGCAATATCATCACCACGAACTTCTACCTTTAAACCTTGTTTTGGTCTTTCTTCTCTCGTAAACTTTTTACGAGAAGGTTTTTTGTAATTGTTATTTTGTTTATTGTAATTCAAACTGATATATCTCCCTTTTATATTTTATCATTATTTAATGTCTTCAATTTTTTTAATAATCATTTCTTTTGCGCCAGTATCTACAAACACTTCTTTGATTGTGCTACAAGAGTTCGTGCTACAAATCATATATCCTATAAAAATCCAGAATATGATTTTAAACATAACTATATGCTTTAAATGTAAGATTGTTAATTAGTGTGGTGTATAAACCAATTTTATAATAATTCAAATAACCCTCTGATAAATCTTTTCGCCATTTTTAATAATATATTTAACCATACCTTCTTTTTCAAGACGGTTAAGTGTATCTCCAGCTATCTGTGTAACCAAACTATTTTTGTTTGCAACTCTACCAATCTTCCATGCGAAGTATATCGATAGTGCAGCTATTACTGTATGTAAATATTCATTCATTTTAAACCTCTTTGTTTTTATCTATATCCTATAGTAACAAATATTTAGGGGTTTGTCAAGGGTTTTATTTTGGTTGATAAATTGTTATTAATTCTTCTTTACCCTTAACCTTAATCCTATCTAATTCTTCACTAGGTATATCAATTAGGTCTTTAGTATACTGTGAATATAATGTGGTACAATTAGGATAGTTCCTTGTCTGTGCCTCTAGTCTTGCAGCCAAGTTAACTGCATCACCAATAACAGAATAATCGAAACGTGTGGTAGAACCCATGTTACCAACTATACATTCACCAGTATTTACTCCAGAACCTATATTGATATCTGGTAATCCTTTTTCCTTAAACTCTGCTTTCATCTTCTCAGTTTCATCTGCACATTCTATAGAAGTCTTGACAGCCATCTGTGCATGATTCTCACAGTCTAAAGGTGCGTTCCAAAACGCCATGATACAATCTCCCATATACTTGTCTACTGTACCACCATTGTTCTGAACTATCTTTGTCATTCTATCCAGATAATCGTTTATAACTTCACATAATCCCTATGGGTCATCAT